CGCCCAACGACTTCGAACGGTAGTTACACCGTTCCCGAGATAGACCAGTATACAAACATACTGGTGTCCCGACATAACTCACGTTATCAAATAGTAGACGTAACGAAGGCTCCCCCTAAAAGGATGGACTTCGTTGACGACCACATACGCGCAGAAGGCGACTAGGCTTTGGAATCCGAATTCGGATCAAAGATTACTAGATCAAACCACCACAGATCAACACCTCCTAAGAGGCCAGGTTGAGTACTGTTTAGGTCAGGCACCTCGCGTGCCCACTGCAATTATCCGTATGACTACGGCGACGTTTATGATAACTCCCCCTCCCCAGGGGGTGACGACCAAGGGTAACTCCTTGTCAATCGTGAATTATGTGGATATTCTCCATACTTATGAGCAATCCATGCCCAGAAGACTGTTCCAGCCTTTGGGATCCCATCGGAGTCGATAGTTAAAAGATGGCCTAACGGCTACTCTCGACTCCAAGTTTTGGAAAGAAAAGTTCTTAAGATCATTAAAGTCTAAACTCTTAAAGAATGTGAGGTCTAGGCCTCTTGCACTGATATCGGCTTGACGCAGGCTCCTCTCAAAAAGGGCGCCCTCTGTCAGTTCCCTCGCAGAACTCAGTTCTAAATGCGAGAAGTCCGGTACCTCAAACCCTATTGTGGGCGAAGTGCGATCATTCTTTAAAGACTGTGGTAGGCGGTATGCTGGAATAGCATTGCCCCGCTCAGTTTGAGGTTTACTTAAGGTCATCCTCTCGTCAATTTTATTCAAGACGTGAGAATTAGGAACGGAATTCGGATCAATCCAAGACACACCGGCAACTTTTAAAGCCACCAATTTTTGCAAAACTGTTGAAGAATTACAATCCCCCGGGAGGCCTAAGCCCCCTAGGGTGTCAGGGAGAGTCCATGACCTTTTGGAATGCCGTAAGGCATTTCCATTATGGTAATGAAAACATTCCGTCATTCGGTCAACCTGGTCAGGAAAATCATCTAGATGGCTAATTGCCTGTCTTAACTTTGCACAAGTGGCAAAGAGGACAGCGTCAATGTCTAGTTCAGATTGATCTTCCCTCCTGGTGTCCGAATGGACCTTACTTTTACCTGCTATGAGTCCGGGATCAACATGTCTCATGTTCTCCACCCCCTCTACTACACACAGTTCTTCACCTAAATAACGAAAATCTTTTCTATATTTCTCTATCTCTTCATCTGTTGGATATCTATATTTGATCCAGTAGCATGTGCTGTTAATCATCATCCATTCTCTTGCTTGGAAATTCTTTCCGATCGAGGGGGTCAACCCCAGCTCAACCATCACCTCTTTCCATATAGCGTAGAGTTGGTCATTGGCAATAAAGACAATATCGTCTCCATTGATTTTCAAACAGTACTTTTCTAGCTCCCCATATTCTAAC